TTTTCTCGTTTGGTAGGGGGCATGATGCAGACCCCTCACCCTCAGGCCCCAGATCTGCCCATGGCGGCAGACCCAAGGTTAGACCTAACACCTTATCTGTATCGAACACTAGAAGCATTACAAAAGGAGATGAGTTATGCAGGACGCTACCGTCCAATCGATCCCACAGACGAGCCCGCAGTCAGTGGCACCAAGCAATTACGTGGCGGCAGCCCCGCAAGCTCCGGTGGCACCAGTGGCCCAAGCTCCAGTGGGGACGTACTTCCCCCAGGCGGTGCCCCAGGCGGCACCACAGGGAACTACCAGTTACCAATCAAACCCGTCAGCATCCGTCCCCCAATCCCAGGGCTCGACGGCACCCCAGGGGAATCCATGGGAATCGGCGTTCAACAAGGTGGTGAACCTGTTGGGCAGTCCGGCGCAATCCCCGTTCCAGGGAGCACCATCACAGGCCCCGGCTCAGGCTCCGATTCAGTATACCCAGGCAAACTGGGGTACTCAGGCAGCTCCAGCCCAGGCTCCAACTTGGGGACAATCGGCTCCGCAGACCTCGCAAACAAGCCAGACCTCATACAACAACTCTTCCCCAACTTACTCAGTCAGCTCCTTAGCGGACGTGGCGGAAGTCCTGGACTGGAGTCCAGAGAGTCGGATGGTGGTGGAGAACTACGGGACCGAAGCACCAGCGATTCTAAACCAGTACGCTCTAAATCTCGAAAACGTCGTTGACGGCGCACTTGCGTGGGGCGATCAAGCTCAACATGCTTTTGCACGTTCAGCCGAGTTCATGGTTAATGAGCACCAAGAGAATCTCGCTTATAACGAGATGCTTACTAATCCCGATATCTTAAGTGACTATACGCTTAAGTTCTTTGGCCCTGAAGGTCCATACCCTGTGTATGAATCTGAAGCTGAGTTAGCTACTCCTGGTTATCCAACTGCTGCTATTCCTATGCAGCAAAATAATGTTGCTGGTCTACCTGCTCCCCCACAAGCAGTTGCACCACAAGCTCCTCAGGATTTCTGGGGTTCTTTCAAGCAACAGATGGATCAAGATCCTAGCCAAGCCTGGCGTGTCATCAACCAAGCTTCTCCTCAAGCGATTGCAAATAAGCTCTTCGTTATGGAGTGATTAGATGAGACATCTTGCAGGGCGTTTTCTTAATAACGTTTCAAGTAGTCCTCTTCAATCAGCAGTTGCCGGTGGTCTTGCTTCCGCCGGTTTATCTGTTGGGGGAAACCTCGTTTCTGAAGAAGGACGAGACAAAGGTGCTGCCCGTATTGCTTTAGAAGCATTAGGCGCTGGTGCTTTAGGAGCTGGTGTTGGCTCACAAATCCCTGAACTCTTAACAGGCCCTGGCGTGGTTAAGAGCATGAAAAACATGTTGCCAGCGGATCAACAAAAAAACCTAGCTAATATTCCTTCCCAGCGGCTTAGCGCTCAAGAAGCAAAAGACTTTGAGAGACTAAAAAGAGGGATCAACAAAGTAGAGCCTTATCTTGCTGCTCCTGTTTCTGGACTTGGTTTATTAGCAGCCGGTGGCTTAGGAGGACAGATTGGTGGTGGTGTTGCCAACCTTGGAAACATGGCTGGTCTCGCTATTGACCCTGAATCACCTGGCTCAAGCAACACACAGGGTTCGCGTATGAGTATGCGAACCCAGCAGTTACCTATGTATTAATTAGTGCATGTATTACAGACTGCTAAAATTTAATGTAGATAGGACTTTTTGTCCGATCTTTCATCCGACAAAACTATTCCTGCGAACTGGAGGATAAAAGACTGTGTTCTTAGACAACGATTTTCCTAAGATTTTAGGTGCGGAACTATACCGCCCCCATCCCGCTTACATTTGCGAAATGGCCGTTGAGCCTGTGGTCGTACACGACTTCACTTCACAGCCTGGCCAAACTGTACAGTTGGATCGCTACAAGTTCTGGGGAACGCCCGGCACCAAAGATAGCCGTGAGCGTATCTCAGATCAGACTATTGGTACTGCTAATAGCCGCAACATCACTAAAGAGAAAGTGCTTGTTGTTCTTAAAGAGTACACTGGCCCTGCGGATCCAAGTGATCCTACACAGCCTTCTACCTTTAAGATTGCTCGCGAGACTCTGATTACTGCTCAGCGTTTGCTGCTTGATACCGGCAACCTGAACATGTTCCACCAGTCCATCGGTAGCTTGACGCTGCTTGATGACTACCGTCGTTGGCGTGACCGCGTCTTCATTGACGAACTTGCCAAAGCAGAAGCACAAGGCCAGTCTAATTCTACGCAAGGTGGTTACTACTTTGCTGGTGATAAGGCCAAAGATTCACAAGGCCGTGTTTCTTACACAGCTGCAGAATACACTGCACAAGTACAACAGTTCTCTGTTCGTACCGACCTTCTCGAAGTCGTAAAAGATCTTCGTAAGCGCAACGTACCTACCTTCGCTGATGGTCTGTATCGTTGTATTTGTGATCCCGTGTTCATGATGCACTTGCGTCGTGACGAAGACTTCCGTGAGATCGCACGTTATGCCGGTAATCCTGGTCAGGGCATGTATATGTCCAACCCCATGATGCCTAATAACACTAGCTTCTACATGGGACCACAAGCTGGACAAGGTTACTTCCTTGCTGGTGAGCCCGTCATGCCTACTGGCGTTCAGTTTGAAGGCGTTAAGTTCTTCGAGTCAACCAACTTCCCTAACAAGAGTGTTAACGCATCGTTTGATAATGGTGCTAACTATGCTTCTGAGGAAGTTGCACAAGGTTACTTCTTCGGTCCTCAGGCAGTTGGTGTTGGCATCGGCGGTCCAAACGCACAAGTGCTCATCAACAACAACGATGACTTTAGTCGCTTCATCATCCTGATCTGGCAACTGTATGCAGGTTTCGAGGTTCTCAACAAAGACTTCATCACCAATGCATTCAGCTTCCTGTCTGACGATGGCACGGTTTAAGTTATATCTATAAACCTCTATTGAGAATGTAAATGGCATACTTATCTGCTAAGAAAATTTATCCAGCCGATATGGCTGAGCCGCTTAACGGCTGGTATCAGAACATTGATACCACTGGTGGAACAACTAATAACGCTTCAGCTGCTGGCCCTACTTCTGTATTGGCTAATCCCGGCTGGCGTTTCTTCCAACTCCGTGGCTATGTACCTGTAACCAACGCTACTGGCGAAGGTTATGTGACCACCGCAGAAGTCATCATTCCTTCTCCTTATAAGAATGATGATACTCGCGTAAACATCACAGGTATGGTTGTCGGCGCTACTGCTGCTCGCCCTGCTTATGTGTATCGTTCTTCTGTTTCAGTTGCTAGTGGCTGGGGCGATGGACGTGTTGCTCTTGATGGCATCACCACTTCCGGTGCTACTCAGGTGATTGGTTTCGGTCCTGGTACCACAACTGCACCTACCACCTTCTCTGGTGTTGTTCAAGGTGCAAACATCACTGCAGTAAGCAACAACATCCCCGCTGGTACAGGCGGACTGGGAACCAATCCTTTCCAGACTGCTACTACCTTGACCAACCCAATGCTCTTTAAAGAGTACACGGCTGATCAAGCTTTCCGCGTCTATTCAAAGGCAGCTACTAACTCCACCTCTACTAACGGTGGTTGGGCTATCTCTGATGCTGACAAGGCAGCTGGACGTTATGGCTACATCCTGGTTGAAGTTTGCTTCGTCCAGCCTGATGTTCCTGTTGAGTACGATGATCTTGAACAGTATCTTCCTTACAAGATTACTTCTTGATTTGACATAACAGTAGCAATTAAAGCTAAGATAGGACCAGTAAATAAATTCTGGTCCTATGCTTTATAAACATAACAGAACAGGAGCACGACTTACAGTTGTAACTGAATGGGATGAAGGAGATTGGTTCATGGTCGAAGACCAGGACGGCAAAGTCTTCACTGTATATAAAACAGAACTTGTCCCAGATGAGCAAGCTACTAAGCAAGTCAAAACTCTTCAAGTTAAGGATGCAGCAAAAGGTGACGAGCCACGCAAATTCCCAACTGAAACTCGTTTAAACATCAACGGCGCAACTGCTCAAATGATCGCTGATCATATTAAAGGAGTTGGTATAAAAACAGCCAGAGATATTAAAGATTTACAATCTTCTTTGTCGGGTGAAAGATTTAATAATCTTGAACAGTTGCGACAGATTTCACGGGTAGATTGGGATTCAGTATTTGCAGCCGATTTAGTACGTGTTTGACCAAAGCCCTTCGGGGCTTTTTTAATTTATAATAAAAGAACACGGCGGTGTAAAGTGTCACAGCTATCCAACTTTAATAAAAGTCGTATTAGATACCATTTGGGTTACTACATTGTTAGTGTCCCAGCAGGTGACTATGCACGTTTAGAAGAAGCAATGAATTCGGTACCGGATTCAGTGTTTGCAGATAAGCTTGTTTATCAAATTGGAAGATGTGATGCTGCTGAACGTAAAACACAGTTAGCTTCTTTTGAAACTGACTTTCAACCACCAAGTACAAGAGTTGAAGGCATTGTTGGAGACGTTGATCGTACGATCCGTTCCAGTAATGTCAAGGAAGCTTTAAAAGTATGGGATGAAGTATATCTGTATGAGACCAATCGTCTTGCACAGATTCTCTACGTACCTAACTATAAAGATCCTTTCCAGGCGCGTTATCGATATGAACGTTCTGGAGCAGAGTTCATCATGGCTCTACCAGGCCCAGCTGATACAGCAGTTGGTGCAAACCTATACCTCCACGTTAACTACAGATAGTCATGGCTAGTATTTTTGAAGATCTTCTCAAGCAAGAATTAGCAAAGAAAAGTGGCGTTGGAGGACGGCTTGGTCCCGGTGGAGCTGGTTTATTTACAGGTTCACCTAATTACAATGCACCTTCCAATCCTGCACCAAGACCTTTTAATGCCCCGTTAAAAAAAACGATAACCAAAGCAGGAACTCAGGGAGCAGGTAGGGGTTTAGCTCAGGGAGCAGGTAGGGGATTAGTCAAAGGAACATTAAAAACAGCCGGACGTGCACTCGGCCCCGTTTCCAACGTTGGTGCCACCGGATATGATGTTTATCAGGCACAACAAGAAGGCAGAAGTCCTTTACGTGCATTACTTAAAGGAGGAGTTGAACTTACCGGAGGTACTCTCGGTGCAGCCGGAGCAGGTTTAATAGGAGTACCTTCAGGCCCTGGTGCAGTTGTCACTGGCTTAGCAGGCTATGGAGCAGGATCAGCTTCTGCTGGTGCATTGTTTGATGCGTTGGTACCAGAAAGTGCGTTTAACAATAAACCTTATACAACAAAAGGTGGTTATGTAGATATAACACCTGATGGTATTAGTCAAGTAAAAGCAGGCCCACGTGTAGGGGAAGGCGTAGTAGATACAGGCAAAGGTGCCTGGATGCCTGATCCTAGTGGAAAAGGTGTTGTATGGGATTCTGAAGCAAACCGGGGAGAGTTAAGGAAAAAGTATTTAACTCCGACTAGTAATACAGAAACTCCTTTAGTTACAGAGACTGTTCTGTCTTCTCCTAACAACTTACCGTCTTCCCCTGAAGCTGTAGTAGCTAATCCATTACAGCAAAAGATGGCTGAGTATGCGCAAGGCAGAGCTACGGCAACGACACAAGAAGAGATGGATGCTGTAAGAGACCTGGGACTGTCAATCCATCAAGCTGCTAATCCACAGATGTATGAAGAGTCTTATAACCCTCTGATGGCAGCCACCTTCCCTGAGCGTTATACCAAGACACCTGAAGACTTTATCTTGCAAGGAGGTATTCAATCACCTAGAGCAATGATTAATAAAGATGCTAGACAAGCAACGGCATTTGGCAATAAGGTACAACAATTGCAAAGCACCGAAATTGAGCCATTTTATCAACCTTTTGAGTCAGTAGAGGTTCAATCCAGAGCAAAGAAAGCTGCTAGTGCAGCAATGCGAAAACTTCTGGATGATATTGTACGTAACCCTTCCTCTCTTAAGTAGTTTTGAAATTACTTTGTATACTCCTTTCGTTTCTTTCTTGTACGATGCCTACTACTTCTCAGCTTTTTAACTTAACTCCACAAGAGAGAAACGCAGCAATTAATACTATTGCACGAGAAGCTTATCAAGGTGGCGGCGGTAAGGATATTGCAGCTGTAACGGCTAACCTGCTATCACGCAGGCTAGCTAACTATGGCGGCAACACTAATCTTGTCGATATTGTTAAGCAGCCTGGACAGTACGAAGCTAACTTTCATTTAAATCGTGATCAGATTACCAATCCAAAGTTACTCACTGAGGCTGATTACAAACGAGTATCAGCTGTTTTCGATAATCCTGCCATGATTAAAGACGCTTACCAGAAGAGTGGTGGCGCTTTATCTTTCCGTGGCGTGTCTGCATATGGTAATCGCAAGCAGGGCGACTATGTTCCTGTTGAAGGTAAGAGTAATTTTTACTTTGATCCATTAGATAAACAAACCTATCAAAAAGGTTTAGACGTATTCGCCAGCGTACCTGAAGATAGTAATAATCCTATTATTAATGCCCAGCAATTCCTTGATGGTTACAAAGGTCAAACAACGCAACAAATCCCTAGTAACTATACCGGTGCTCTTACAATAAACAATTACTACACCGGAGATGGTACTGAAACACAGCAAAGTAAAACAAAAAGCATGACTCAAAATTTACTAAATTCTTTAGTTAACTCACAAAGTAAAGGCCAAATGGCTGACCCACTTACATTAATGATGGAACAAGTAATAAAAGGAAAAGGAAAGATCAATCCTATGATGTTGTATAGCATGTAAAATATATTTATGACTTATTATCGTCCTGTACAAATTGGTGTGACCGGCCCTAAAGGGCGCATGGGAAGTGGTACTGGTTATCATATTGATACTAAATACTCTTCCTCTCTCCCATGGGAAGATATTGTCAAACGATTTGATTCCAAAGCAAATCTTTATGGTCAGGAAGGTCGCAATATAGTCTTCTCTAATCAAGGGATGGACTATGCCGTTTATAACCCTAAGGCTGAGTTATCTGCAAAAGTAGCATTACTACAGAAAGCAGCTGGAGCACACGCAAAAAGAGACGGGTTCTATCCATTTGATTACTTTGCACCAAAGGGCAAAAATGTGTGGGACAAGAGTGCAGAAGGTGCACCTATTTATTTAGCAGTAGAAGCAGGGCGTACACCGCTTATTGGACAATCTGAAGACTACGGTGTCTATGGGACAGTCACAGACTCTCAAGGAAATGTCTTAGGTAAGTCAGGCCATGGTGATACTAAGTATGCAGGTCAAACATATGACACAGAGATTCCAGAATTAGGAGATCCAACTAAAGCACCGATCACAATTAATAATTATTATGGAGCAGGTGAAAAAGAAGCGTCTAAAGAACCTTCTTTAACTCAAAGATTGCTTTCTAGTTTAGGTAGAAAGGCTAAACAAAAAGACCCGATTACTGCTATGATGGAAAGTATGATTGCATCCAGGTCAGGTAAGTTAGACCCTTCCGCTCTTTATAATTTCCTCTGATGACCGCTACTAATACCAACAAGCAACCTGTATTTGTCGATCGTCCTTTAATTGCAAGGGCTAAGATCACCAATCAAATCGTTGGTACTCCTAATGATTTAAACGTACAAGGTGGACAGAATCCAGCCTTAGTCGTTGATATGGATGCAACGCTTAGTTCAGATAACAACAGCGGAGGTATTATTGATGCCATCCGTATTGTTCGTGATAATTACTCTAATGTTTCTCAGCAAGACTATGTAATTAATGCTTCTACTTCAGGAACAAACATCAGTCTGGTCAGTGGACAGGTTGTGTATGTAGAAGATGCAGCAGTCCTTACTAACCCAGCTGAAAGCGGTATTGGTTATTATACCTACACTGGCTCTGTTATTTACGAAGGACCAAATCAAGATATTACTTTTAGTGGTTTAGCTACTCCAACAACATCAGGTTTTAGTTATAACTCATTAGCTCAAACGACACTTCCAATGGTGACTTTCGTTTGCTACCACACCCGTGGAACAACAGTACCGATCCCAGCTGATGGCGATTACACTGTACTCTTCAGTAAGACTGTACCTTTAAATTCAGGTAGTGTCGATTGTAGTGATGTAATGCCTGAGCTATTAGCTCCTATTCCAGCTGCTGGTAACACTGCCGGATTAGGTCCAGCAACACCACTTAAGGAACGTGGTATTAATCTACAACGTGGTGATCGCCTTTACGTAGGTGTTCTCCAACAAGGCGTTTATAACAATACCTCTGGCTATATCCCAGGTGCTCATGTAATTGCGCAAGGCGGTTACTATTGAAATGACACGAAAAAGACCTGGAGGAAACTTTGGAAACTTTGGGTCTTCTTCGTTTAGTAAAAATGAAAAGCCAAAGCTGAAGAAGTATAAAGTAAAACCTGTACAAGGAGCTTTTGGGGGCAGTGTACCAGACTCTCTTTATACAAGTAATAAAGAATCAGCCTGGGCACGATGGAGAAGAGGATGGGAGTTAGCAACCGCTAATGGTGTTTTACGTCCTTTCTTTTATGACTTTAAGTATGAAATTCCTTTAGGTGGAATTTCTGTTATCGGTAATCGTGCACCGTTTGTTAGTGGTGCCCTTCAAGGTTTCCTTACTGAGAACAAAGAATATGGAATGCATTGGGCAGGAAGAATCAATTCAGGTAACTTACGGTTTGACAATTTAGAAGATCAATATAATGTAAGACTAGCTGTCTCAGGTGAAATACCTTTTGACCAACTCTTTATGGCCAGTGGCCAAGATAATGAAAACTTTTGGTACATACAGCTGAGCGGTACGTTTGACACAGCTAATCCAGTTCCGCCTCCTTTATTTGTACGGTTGCCGTTTGGACCGCCAATCAAACCCATTAATGGCGATATTTTAGAAGATACTATTATTGAAGTATCAGGACAATCGATTGACTCTGATACACGTGATCCTTTAACAGCTAAACGTTATGGCTTTGTACAAGCAATCATGACGGATATTGATCAAGACACAGGAGTCATGAAGGTCAGAAAGTTAGGTTCTACTCAATCAACAGAAGACGGTGTTCTTCAAACACCTTCACGCATCCCATTTGAACCAGGGAGATTTTTACAAACTGGCACTCGTTATTGTTGTAGCTGCCAAGACTTTACTCGTCGTAATTACGCTTATCTTTCTTCTTTAGGTTTACGTACAGGAGCTAAGTTTCCAAAATCAAAAGTAGCAACAATAAAACCAGGTCGTTATGAAGAGATGAAATATCGCGGCAACATTTTAAATGCAGCGCAGGCTGAGATCATGAGTGGTGTTGTCCAGAATCGTTTAATGACGCTTGTTTATCCTAGTGGTGAACTTTACTCTTATCCTGTACCAGGAGCTACATTACAAGAATCAGGTAAAGACATTAGGCAACCAAATAATTTATATAGAGATTTTCCTGCAGTATTTGAGGACTTTGGAGGTATCTATACGAGAGGCTTTGGAGATAAACCAAACCCTAGTGGTGTTGCAGAAGGCATGCCCAAGTATGGAGACTATAAACAAAGCGGTTTATTTATTACTGAGGTTTCTGATTACTGGACGTATACCTTAGATCAGTATCGTTACTGTAAACACATCTATGCGATGCGTTATGCAGACGGTGTATTTCCAAATGAGCCATCTGACTTTCCAGTTGAGGTAGGTGCAATGGCTGAATGGGAAAATAATTTAGTTGAAAAAACCAGGAACTCACAAACCAAAGCCTTTGAAAAGCTGGCTTACTATGGATTAGGTTATATGGATACACCGCCTTTTAATTTACAGGCACCCATGATGAGTCCGATGCTTCAACGCATTGTAAATATACCGTCTGAATTTATTGTTCTGCAGAACTTTTTCATGGTGGATAAAGACGGTAACACTTACAACATGGCATCTGGTCAAAAGCCTGACAGTACAGGACAGCCCAGTGGATTCCAAATTAATAATTGGGATTTTCCTATAGGTAATAATTACTAAAGTTGACTTGACACCCCTGAATCACTTATAATATCTTTATTAACTATTAAGGATCCTTGATTCATCTTCATCTACCGTCGGATCAACACATTGTAGATGCTGTATTTTCTTTGGCTGCCCTTCCTAATTTAGAGAAAGCTTCTTGGTTGCTTTCGATGATTGCAACGTTTGGTAAAACACCAAAGCAATTAAAAGGTTTCTCCTGGAACGAAGACAACACTATTAATATTCTTTCTAAAAAACGTTCTGTTAAACCCCTCCATCCCCAGTGGGTGTATTTATTTCAACTCAAAGAAAAGCAGCCGTCTGATTTGGACAGCTGCTGGGAAAGTTTAATCGTAGATTTAAAAAGAATTACTGATGAAAAAGCAATCCTTTTAACTATTGAAAACCTTTTGCTTTCCTATAAAGTCAGGAAGATTTGCTACGTGCCTATTAAGCAACAGCTTCGGCATTTGACGACAGCTCACTGAGCATCGCTTCTACTGCAGGAATATTCCAGTAGTATGTATCACGTGACCGTGTCAAGGGACCGGAGGTATAGTGCTTACCCAGCTTGAAGGCTTTGTTATTACACAAACCATTTAGCTCATTTCGAGGCATGTCCAGGATTTTAGCTGCCTTGAAAGCTGGAGCCCAGTTGTTAATAGCCATGTAGCGGGAAATGCGTACTATTTAAAAATACATGTTTTTTGCGTAATGTCAAAATCTTTACATAATTTTTTTGTATTGTTGCTGTTCTTAAAGATAGGCAGTTTTAAACTGAGATAACGGCTAGATTGCTATGTTCAAAACGGAGAACGAACCCCTCGCACTCCTACTTGAACTACGCCCTAAACACGCAAAGAAACGCTTCCGAGACGAAATCTACAAAGCCTGGGACCATGACTGTGCGTATTGTGGTAAAACTGCTACAAGTCTTGATCATATTGTTCCACGGTTTAAATCTGGCTCTAGCAACTGTTATAACTTAATTCCTGCTTGCCGCAGTTGTAATGCAAACAAAGCGTCAAGTCCCATGGAAGAATGGTATCGTAACCAGTCGTTTTTTGAAGAGCAACGATTAATGGCAATCAAGAACTGGATGGACGATAAAATTGTTTACCTTTTAGATAATGAATTAGAATCACTAGACATGATGTTTAAACCGGCGTAAGCAATGAGCATACAAGGCGGTATCAGAGTAATATATGCAAATAACCTTGGGCGTCCGGCTGACGCTGGGGGATTAGCTCATTATGAAAACACTTATTGGCAACAATATAATCAAAAACAAGGTACTTCTAAACAAAAAGAAGATCACGCTTGGAGTTTTATAGCTTCTGCAATTAGAAATAGTCCTGAAGGTAGAAATACACAACAAGTAGCTAAAAATGCATATGAGCTTTTTTTAGGCAGGCCGTGGAACCGGGAGACAGATGGTGACGCCGCTCTTACTCAAACACCTAAAAATATACGAGATAGTACTGAAGCTGCAATTTTTAGAAATGCTTTAACTAATGGTTATTACGGTGTGTATAACGATATAAGAGGTTATGCAAATAATGATTCTTTTAGGTACGACCAAGGTAGGTTTAACAATTTTAAAGGCGGGAATGCTTATTTAGGTGCGTTAACGCATTGGAGACAATACGGAAGAAAGGAGAACCGAATGATAAAAGGTTATCAAACAGTAGTCTTAAATCCTCGTAACAAAAATCTTGAGTTTACATCTACCGGTACGATTTCTAGCGCAAAATTTCTTAGTGCTCCTGTAAGACAAAAGTATCAAAATTTAATAAATAATTTCAACAATTCCCGTGGAGGCAATTATAAAAATTTAATAGCAGCTGCAAATTATTTAGGCGATGGCGTTGTTGTACAAGATTTTCTTGATAGAAATAAAAATATGTTTGATACTTATTATCGAGATCAAAAAATAGGTACTCCTTATGATCCAAAAACTGGAATCCAGCCTCTCACCGGAGGTTTTGATCCGAACTACTTTTTAGCGAATAATGCAAATGTAGGTACACAATGGAACCAAGCGCAATCGAGTGTAAATATTAAAGGAAGGGGCTTTCAAGATCTAGACATTACTGCAAGGTATGGCAACAATATTGATACTTTTGCCGCAGCCCAGTACTCTCAGATGGTACGTAATGATCCTACTGTAAGAGGAAATGCAGCAGTAGATATTGGCGAATACAGTGAAGCATACGATGATTTAACTGATGCTCAACGGCAGCTATATCGAGACGAGCTCCTGGGCCTAACCAAAGAGGGAGCTAGTGGACAGTTATCGATTGATTATACAGATGACCCAGCAGATAATTCTAGATTTGAAAATCAAATTTTAAGCAATATATCGGGACAAGAACTGTTAGAGCAGGATAAGTTTGGAACATTA